AGCCGTAGAGAGCCAAACCAAGGCTATAAAGACAAGTGGTGTCGCAGCCGCTTCCGCAAAGATCCCGATCGAACAACTGGTTGGAACCATAGAGACTCTGGGAGAGAAAGGTATCAAGGACGAGATCGCCGGTACCGGACTCAAAAAGTTTTTCCTTACCCTGCAAACAGGAGCTGACGAGACTAACCCCAAAATAGTCGGGCTAAGTACGGCTCTGGAAAATCTCCGCAAAAAACAAATGGACGCTACCGCTATCAAAAAAATGTTCGGGGAAGAAGGTTACAATGTTGCCTCTGTCCTTATCAATGAAGCGGATAAGGTAGAATATTATACGAAAGCCGTAACCGGCACATCCGTCGCTTTAGAGCAGGCCACGATAAAAAGCCAATCCGCCACGGCTAAAATGCAACAAGCAAAAAACAAACTTAACGATCTTGGCATTGAGTTAATGGAGAAGATCAATCCATCCATTATCAGCGTAATGAATCAAACCGTGAACTGGACTAAAAAACTAGTTCTGATGGCCGATTGGATCAGTAAAAATACAGGGCTGGTTATTACCTTAATATCGACATTAACTTTGTATACAGCCGCTATCAAGCTAAACACTTACTGGAAGATTGCGTCAAATGGAGCTACTCTAAAAGCTACAATTATAGAAAAGGCTCATTTAGTTGCGACCCGTTCTTCCATAGCCGCAGAATATGCATTAGCGGCAGCATCAGCTCTCAAGGCTAGAAATATCAAAGCTGCGACTATGGCTATGCGCAGTTTCTTAGTGACTCTGGGTCTCAATCCCATTATTGCGGCAGGTGTGGCAATTACGGCTTTAGCTGTAGGTATTTACAAGATATGGGATAATTCAACAAAAAGTGCCCGGGCCTTAAAAGAGATGAACAAGGAAATCGCCAACGAACGGGCAGAAGCTTATACCCTATTTGACGCTCTCCAACGAAGCAACGCCGGAACAAAGCAACGAAAAGAATTAATCGATGAGATCAATTCTCGATATGGAAAATATCTTGAAAACCAACTAACAGAACAAAGTACAACCGAGGATATCGCAAAAGCTTTAGAAATAGTTAATGAAAAGTTGCATGAAAACATAGTTTTAAAAACCATGCAGAAAGAGAAGGAGGATGTAACGACCACCGCCTTAAATAAACAAATCGATTTGATGGATCAAATGAGGGAAAAATCAAATCTGGGGCAATTCGTTACCGACGCTATGCTTCGAGACGTAAAACGTATAACAGATGAAGGGATAAAGAACGGACGCTCATGGACAAAAACGTATGATGATGTCATCTCTTACATTGACTACTACTATGGTGCCAGAGGTAAGGTCGATAAGGATTTCTGGGGAAGTTTACAGAGCTATATGACACAAACTTACCAATTAGCATCCAACCTCGATAAGATATCTCAGAAATACTCTCCTCTTCTGCCTAAAAAACCTGCAAACGAGTTGCCAGAAGTAGAAGTTATTGCCCCTAAAATAAAAAAACCGGATATAACCCCGGGACTGTCAGTGGAGCAAGAGAAAAAAATCACAGACGCAAAGCTGAAAGAGGTTGATCGTTATATCGCAACCAAGAAACTAAAATTGACACAAGATTATACCGAGGGCCTAAGATTATATGATGATTATCAAACAAAACTTCAAGCTTTAGAACTCGAAAAATTAAATAAACAATTAGCTATCTATAAAATAGGCAGTGACGAAAGAAAGAAAATTGAACAACTGATCCTTGATTTCCGAATTAAACTGATGGATAAATCCTATCAAGAATATCTCAAAAATTTGGAAAAAGAGGCCAAGGCCGATAAAGACCGTAAAGTCCAAAAAGAGAAGTTATACAACGGACTAAATAAAGATTTGCAATCTTTCGTTAAAACACAAAATGAGAAACAAGAGGAATTAGCGAAAAAGCAAGAAGAAACAGACAAACGAAGAGCACAAACCTTATTAGACTTCTCCGCTCAAGCTGGCCAAATCCTTGGGGAATCTTTAGTTGATTCTGAAACAAGTTTTGCTGACGCTATGGGGAACATTCTATTATTGACATTAGATACTCTTCGCCAAGTTGTAACAATGTCGATCGCAGAAACCACAATCCGCAATGTGTCTAAATTAGGATTCTTAGGACTAGCAAAAGCCGCTGCCGAAATCGCACTTATCAACGTCGCTTTCGGTGCCTTGAAAGGTCTTATCAAGAAACCTAGTACATCTACCGCAAATGCAGGTCTTAATGACAGCACTACGCCGCAAACCGGACAACGAATTGTATCTGACTCAGTCGGCTGGTACAATGGAGGATTCACCGGCAACGGTGGTATACTTGAAGTGGCTGGCCCCGTACATCGAGAAGAATACGTTACACCGGCATGGCAATTACAAGATCCGGTTTCCATGAACCATATCCTAGCCTTGGATGCCATCCGAAGACAAAGAACAAGCACAAATCCTCTTCCCGTCAACGGATTCGCCAACGGTGGATACAATGGACGCTCGGATGAAGAAAATGTAATGGTTTCAAGTAATAATCCGGAATTACTCAAAGTACTCACACAGCTACTTATGCTATTTTCCGAACTAAGAGCAAAAGGCATGAGGGCCTATATCGTTTATAGCGATATCGAGGCCGCCCAGAAGACATTGGACAAATCCAAAAAGATAGGAGGTAAATAAGATGGATATCATTCACGAATCCGGCAAGGCTTACGACCTTGGAGACATCCAATTGACCTTATCTCGGATGAACCCGTTCTTTAACGATTACGGAGAGCAGAGCTTACCGGTAACACTCCCTCCCACGGACAGGAATAGGGAACTACTCATCTATCCGGATAACATGGCCGGGATCAGCAAGGCCTCGCAGCGGATCAACGCCATGATCCAGCACGGGGTATTCTCCATCCCCTGCCGTCAAGCCATCCTGTCAGCGAACCGGAAAACCGGGATCGAGACCAGCTTCTACCTCAATACCGGAGCGTTCTACGAAAAGATCAAGGATGTACCGTTATCCACGGTCTTTGAGGACAAAGTTATCAAATTCGCGTCTGTCAGCGAGGCGATATCCTTCTGCCGGAACCTGTTCATTACACATGACGACCGATTCGCCTTGTTCCCGACCATCCTAGAGTTCGGTTCTTTAAACGCCACCGGTGATCCGGGACCGGACGGATATCCCCGTCTTTACAACGACGTGGAGCGGACGGAGGTAGTCGATGAGAAAACGATCCGGTTGGCTCCGGGATTCTACATATCCCCCTTCATCCGTGGATTGCATCTATTGGAGGAGATATTCGCCTATCTTGGCTACACCTTGGAGGATTCCTTCTTTTCCCGCACCACCCCATTCAAGGACATGGTCTTTCTGAACAACACGATCGATACGATCGTAAGGGGTGAGATCCGATACTCCCAGATCGTCCCGGACTGCATGATCAAGACGATACTGGACGTATACCGATATAAATTCTGCTGCGAGTTCATCCCGGACGAGACCCGCAAGACCATCCGTATCGTGCTATTCGATGAGAACCTGAACGAGACACCCTCCTGCGACCTCACGGATTGCGTAGCCGGTAAATATACCGTCAACCACCCCTCGAGCTTCAAGCAGTTAAAGCTTACCTGTGACCGGCTCACGCCGCCGGAAGAGAAACAGGAGAGCGAGCGCCCGATGCCAACGACGGGAAGAGCCACGGGGAACGAGAACGAGGAGTTCAGTACCTTGGTAGACCTATTAAAGAAATACCCGGACGTGGAGTATAACCAGATATCGGGTGAGTTTGTCCGGAAAGGTTACAAGGGGATCACGCCGGTCACGCAACGGATCGGTCTGGTCACGATGGATTATTACGCCGGCGGGACACTGGAGACGGAGAGCAAGGAATCCCCGGACGTGCTACCGGCGATGGTCTATTCACCAGCTTTTGGCAGCGGAGGAGCCGGGGCCATCCCGCATCTCGGGATTTATATAGGGACCGGAAGATCGTTGAACTCCTCCATCATCATGGATTCCGTGAATGACTCCACGTCTGAGGTGGCGGGCGAGGCGGAGGATAACGAGGAGTTGAAACCCATGCCGGCGTTCGTATTCCATGCCGGGAAACTGGACTACGGAACGATCCTCAATCATGACGCCGAGGGAAACAAGCTCTGGAACTATACGCTCGCCTACCACGGCCCGGACGGGCTTTTCGAACGGTTCTGGAGGAATTACGATTCCCTGCTCCGGAACTCTCTGCTCGAGATAAAAGCGAGCATGCTTCTCAGTGACATCCAAAAGGTATCGCTCTCCGAGTACAGGAAGGTGACGATCGAGGGACAGGAGCTGCTTCCCTCCGCCATACAATATAGCCCGGGTTCCCGGGAACCCTTGGAATCCACGTTCCTTACCACGAGGCTTTACGAGCCGGTATCCACGGCCATGGCCGAGACGGAGCGGTTCGCCTCCCATGTATCCAAGTATAAATGGAAGGTCAACTACTCCCGGTCCAACGCCAGTGACAGCGTGAAAAGGAGATGGGTGTTCAAGGAGGAGCCCACGACCATATTCTACGCCCCGCCCAGCGCATACCAATACGTGCAGGGCGGGAAATACCATCAAGCCACTTATCCCGTGCAATTCTATAGCCGTGGCTCCGCATCCGGGCCGACCGATCCGGAGGACGGTACCCTGACCGTGTGGCTCGAGCCCGTGACCCGGTAACTGTCCTTTATCGGACCATCCGACAGCCATACTTTTGGGGGTAAAATAATCGCAAATGGCAACGATCATAGATAAACCAGACGCTCTGAGCCTGTCCGGGAACATGAGGAAATTTGTATTGGGGGCACAAGAGGCCGTCTCTTTCATCTTGAAGAAAGGAACGGCCACCTTGCTCGAGCAAAGCTACGAGCCCGGGCCGGACAAGATGGTCACGATCGACGTGAGAGAGGTGGTGGAAAGCCAATTGAGCTATACTTTGGACACGGCCCAAGAGATCTATTCCCAAAATACCATATTCGCAGATTTCACGGCCACGATAGACGGGACCTCCCACTCGTTCCGGGCGATCCGGTGCGGGATAGCGGATCTGGCGGACACGCCGGGAAACTGGTTGAAGTCCCACTTCCTCACGTGGCAGCCAAAGGTCAAGGAGGTGACCTATTACTCACCGGAGTGGTTGACCTACTACGCCATATCGGACTGCACGGTGAAGGCCAAGGCCACGTTCCCGGACAAATCTTCGAGCATGACCTCCTTGAAGGGAATGACCGCCGGCGAGTGCGTGACACTCAATCTCCAATACGCGATCGTAGCCAAGCTATTCGGGAACAAGTACCCCAGCTATCTCGAGGTTTACGCCGAGGCCGGCGGAGCGAGACTGAGCGTATCGCAATTCTATAAATTCACGGATATCCATTCCGAGGACGAGCAATGGTTCCTTTTCGAGAACAGTCTGGGTGGTATGGACACCTTCCGTGCCCATGGGGTGAACCGTCTGCAGGCAGAGCATGGCCACCTGATAGCGGAACTGGACGAGAACCTGTCCGAGTATGACGTGGAGACCGATCGTAAGTTCGTTAAGAACACGGGATTCCTCGATGATTACTCCCGCCGTTGGTTGCTGGATTTTTTCCCCAGCCGGGCCAAGTATATATACGAGGCGTCCATGATCCGGAGAATAATCGTCACCGAGAGCGACGCCACCTACACCTCCAACGATCTCCCGAGCTCCTATACGTTCACGTACCGACTCTCGGAGATCTCGAGGTACCTGAACCTTATCCGTAACGAGAAAGAGCTTCCGGATAATCTAATGGTTCCAAACCTCTCCTCGCCGGATTTTATTTTTCCCCCTCGCTTAGCTGAGCTCCCACGGCAAGAGCTTGGCGAGGGGGTATTATTCCCGGCCTTTGATCCGCATAACCCGAAAGCATCCGTTACGTCTTTTGGTGTAATACATGACACGATAAGGAACGGCATCATAAGCGAACTTGGAGAGACTTGGAGGGCTATCGTCAACGGAGCAGGAGGATCGGGTGGACAGGGAGACGATTTCTATCATATAAAATTAGATGATCTGACAGAGCCGTCCGATGAGAACGCTTTCACGGCTCTTAGAGCCTTGAAGGAGATACTAAAGCCTATATCCGCACTTGATGATCGCTTTTTAAGAAAAGATATAGATGATACGGCGCATGGTAACATCACTTTCGAAAAAGACATAATCTTAAGCGGGCTGGAATCCTCCATCTACTCAGACCGTGACGCAGATAGTTTCAAGCACGAGAACGGTTTCCGCCTGTTCGCCGACGGCACGGCATGGGTGAAGGACTTGAAGGTGAAGCATGACTCCATGTTCGCCGGTTCCCTTTCCTCTCCTACATTCGCCTCCGGTTTCCCGAACGGGACGGGATTCATGATAGCGCCTTACAAGGTGACGAACGCCGCCGGTGTGGAGGAGACTAAATACAAGCTGGAGATCGATTCGATCTCGGTACGTAACGAGCTTAAAGTATATACGTTCGTGGTCTCGCAACTGCTTGGCGAGAATGATAACCGCATCTTCGCCGGAATGATGGAGGTGGATCATTATGACCCGGAGACCGGTCGGATCTACTTGGATACCGACGGAGGCAGGTTGTACAACCCGTTCCGGGAAGGCGATATCCTCATGGTACAGCAGTTTCAAGGCGATCCTACCTTGCAGAACGACTACAAGATGACCAAGTCGTACGAGCTGAAGGTGGTGGAAGTGGCCGTAGGGGACCTCTCCGACGGCGAGAACCGTCTGGACTGGCTCCGTTTCACGAATTTCGTTGGAAATCTGTCGGACATAGCCAAAAGGGATACCCTTTGTCGTGTGGACAATCCGGATAACTCCACCCGCAGCGGCATCATGAAGATCACCACGGTGGATGAGTTCGGCACGCCCTACATGGACGTGATCCGTGGGATGAAGACCGATCCGGAAAACTGCGTGAAGGTACGTATCGGGAACATGAACGGTCTGGTCACGCCCTATTTCGGAAGGTTGGACGGTGACGGGGCGTACGTGGAGAATCTTTACGCCCGTGGGCAGTTCATGCTCGATACGGGGGAGAACGTGAAGACCAAGTTCGAGATCGTGGAAGGCAGGCTTTCCAGCGAGATGTCTTCCGTGCGCTACGAGCTATCGGAGAAGGATAATTGCCTCACGAACGCCTCTTTCTCCGCTGATACGGTAGGATGGGTACTCGGTAACGACGTGTCGCTATTCACGGTGAAGGAGCGTTTCATGGCCGTGAACGATTCCTTCTACGCTGAGAAGGATAAGGTTACAGGAATCGTGGAGGTATCCAGCCGCAAGGCCCTTTATATCAAGAACTCGGGAGTAAAGCAATTAAACTCCTACCTGAAGAACAAACCGGACGGCCAACTGGAGATGCCCGACGGGACGAAGGTATGGCCTAGCTATTACGTATCGTTCATGTACATGGTAAAGACCGCCGGTACGTTAACGTCCGGATTCTCCGGACAGGGGCTTTACGTAAGCAAACCGTTGGCGATTACGGATACCTTCGTTCAAGAGGAATTTTCCGGCAAATGGAACGGAACCGGTGATTTCATCTTGAATTTCACGGGGGAAATATATATCTACAACGTCCAGATGTCCACGCATCCCGTGGAGGATCTACGGTTGGAGATGTCCACCCTCTTTCTGCAGACGGACGAGAAGATCGGCATGTACGCCCAAAAGATCGACACGTTGAACGGCACGGTGACGGACATTGGGGTGGTATTGGATAATACGACCAGCACGTTATCCTTGTATGTTGACAAGACCGACAGCATAAACCAGACAGTGACAAGCCTAGGCTTAAAGCTGGACGGTGTGGATGAGAGCTTGACACTGTACGCCAAGAAAACCGACGTATCCGGGCTGAAAACCGAAATGGAGGCGGCTATCAAGGTGAACGCGGAGAATATAAATTTGAAGGTGTCTAAGGATAGTATCATATCGAGCATCAACCAGACGGCGGAGACGATCAAGATAAACGCTAGCCGACTCAATTTGAACGGTTTCGTGACATTTTCCATGTTTGACCTAAGCACCCAGAATACGATCAAGAACAAGGTTAACTCAGGTGATCTAGGATCGATGGCGTGGAAAGACGGCGTCTCATCCGATGATCTGTCTTGGGCATTAAGTCAAGAAATATCGAACAAGGTCAATCTGACTACCTTAAACAACACTCTTTTAGGTTATACGAAAAGTGGGTCTATCACAAAAGAAGACCTGGCCAAAGCCCTTCAAGCGGAATTAACAGGAAAACTTACAGGTAGCGCCAGTGTGGGAGCGAACAAATTGGCGAGCGTGATAATAAACGGACAGACGCTTATAGCGGGAGGGTATATTCAAGCGGACTTGATAAACGTTAAAGACCTTGTCGTAGGCAGTACCTTGAGTATCGGTGCGTTCTCCTTGAATAGTTATAATGGTCTTAACTGGACTGGATCTGACTATTTCGGTAATACCTCCTTTAGGCTGACAGTAGGGGGAGGATATACATACAATACCGGAACAAGTTGTAAAACCATGGTAGGGGCTTGGAGCAATTCCGCTGATACCCATGCGTGTATATCTGGTATATGCAACACTTTTGGCGTAGCCATATATGGATCTGTAGACGGTTATGGATCGAATTTCCCTCCTACAGGATCTAAGTTTGCGGGCTACTTCTCGGGAAGCACTAAAACCACGGGCACTACCATTACCGGTACGTTGGCGGCTGGGGCGTTTCGTTTCGCTTATAACCTCGGCCTTGGTAATTCTTATAATTATTATGAGGGCATAAGTTTCGATCCTGCTACTTATGATCTGGATAATGTCCGTATTCGTGTTAGAGGAGGAATAATCGTTGGAGTTACCGATGATAATGGTCATTTATTGCAAGGTGTTTAATTTTAATATATAAAAACATGAAAGTAGATTTCAGTAAAGTAAGTATTAACGCTACGGTAGAAGGCGATCCCGTAGTTATAGACTTGACAAAAGAGGTAGGAAACTTGGTCTATGGACGTACGGCGGATATCGCTGTCTCTGATTTCGGAAAGAAGATATACTACAGCAAGGAAGCTATCGATGTTCCGAGACCTATGGCTGAGTCCGTCAAGGATATCATCATGGGATCATCCTTTATCGCCCCCTTGAAAAATGCCATGAACGAGTTACTAACCCCTAAAACAAAGAAAAATGGAAACAACGACAATCAATAAGTCCTTGACGGAAGCCCTATCTTCCACGGGTTTCGTGAAGATAGAGGCGTCCCGTAAAGAAAGCGAGCCATTCCAGCATATAGATGCCTACATATACGATGCCGGTACCCGTATCGGGTACGCGTCCGCTGATCGTAACAAAAGGCTCTCTTTCTTCCAAGAATCCCCGGACAGCCTTACCGGAGAGGAATGGATAAGCGCGTATACGAAGGTGCAAAACGCTTTCGACAGGATATTTAACGAGACGGTAACCCTATAAGCAATCTTGATCCCATGGCATATACTCTCGAAGAAATTAAAGAACTGGTCGAGACTTTAACCCCGATCGTAAAGAACGCTATAGAGGCGGGTTCCCTTAGCGTAGAGGATCTCCGTGTAGCGGAGAGCATGGATTTCGTAAACTCTTTGCCGGCCTTGGAGGAGAAAGGTCTTAACGTCTCGTACGTCAAGGTCCGGCTGAAAGACTTGCTCGGTAAATTGGACGGGGATTATGCCAAGGAGCTGGAGGCGATCAAGAAATTGCTGGAAAAGAAGGTGGATAACGGCTACTCGAAAGACGGTAATCTGTATCTTACCTCCGGGGGCATTGTCGTATCGGACGCTATCCCGGTAGGCTCCGGAAGCGGGGGCGGCGGCGGGGCTAGCTCGCTGGGCGAGCTTACCAACGTGGATGATATCGTAGACCAAGATCCGGACGAGTCCCGTGTGCTGGTGCAAGAGGCCGGTAGCTCGCTCTGGACGGTGAAGAACCTCTCCGAGATCGGAGGTGGAGGTGGTGGTGGCGGCGTGACCATGAAACTCGTGAGCGTCACCGATACGCTCATCACCACGGTAGAGGGGGCCGCCGTCACCGTGGGATACAATTTCACGAGCGTCTATCAGGATGACGGTTCCGAGACCGGGCCGGGAACGGCCACTTACACCGTGAACAGCCAGAAGGTGGGCATGGTATCCATCTCGCAGGGCAATAATTATTTCGATCCGACGGAACACTTGATCACCGGCTCCAACACGGTAAGGGTAACCGTGAAGGATAGCACGGGATCGTCACGTTCCCTATCCTATACGATTGAGGTGATATCCATGTCCATATCCTCCTCCATAGACCCGGCGCTCGTCTATTCCGGGGAGATCGTGTATCGCTATACGCCCGTGGGGGCTATCAACAAGACGGTGCATTTTGTACTGGACGGGAAGGAGTTGGGAACGGTGGAGACCAGTGCCTCGAACCGGCAATTGACCTACGTGATCCCTAGGCAGACGCATGGGGCGCACTCGCTCCAAGTCTACATGACGGCCCTTATCAACGAGGAGCTGATCCGGAGCAACACGCTTACCAACGACCTTATCTGTATCGTGGAGGGGGATAACACGCCTATCGTGGCCTCTTCTTTCGCCCAGACCGCCGCACGGCAATACGACCGGCTCACGATCCCCTTCGTGGTCTATACGCCGGACTCCTCGCTATCGGAGGTTACGCTATCGGCGAACAACGCCACGGTATCCACGCAGAGCGTAGACCGCACCTTGCACGAGTGGAATTACCGTATTCCCCAGTCGGGAGATCTCTCCCTGAAGATATCCAGCGGGTCGGCCTCCCGGACCTTTACGCTCACCGTATCCCCCGCCGAGGTTATCGTGGAGCCGGAGAAGGCGAACCTGCAACTCTGGCTGACCTCTCAGAACCGGAGCAACAACGACAATAACCGTAACGAGTGGAAATACGGGGATATATCCGCGGATCTGACCGGCTTCAACTTCAAGACGAACGGCTGGATCTCGGAACGGGATAGCACCTCCCTCCGTGTCTCGGGTGACGCTCGTGTGCGTATCCCGCTGAAGATATTCAAGGATGACTTCCGGGCCACGGGTAAGACCATCGAGTTCGAGTTCTACACCCGTGACGTGACCGATTACGAGGCTATCGCTATCGAGTGTGTGAACGGGGGGATCGGCCTTCAGATATCTTCCCAGAAAGCGGTGTTCTCATCTGAGCAGACCACGATCGACACCCGGTTCAAGGAGGAGGAGAGGGTTCGCATCTCCCTCGTGGTTGAGAAACGCACGCTAAACCGTTTGATATACATCTATATCAACGGCATCATGTCCGGGGCGGCGCAATATCCGTCGGAGGATAATTTCCAGCAGAAGGTTCCGCAGGATATCATGATCGGTAGCGAGGGCTGTACGATCGACCTGTATAACATCCGTGTCTACGATAACGACTTGAACCAATACCAGATGCTCGATAACTTCATAGGCGATCTGGACGATTACGACAAGGCGCTGGCTATCTACAACCGGAACCAAGTATATAATGATTATGGGGATATCACCTATCAAAAGGTGTTGGAGCGATTGCCTTGCTTGATCTTCGAGGGGCCGTTGCCTACTTATAAAGGCGATAAGAAAACAAACAAGGTCTATTTTACGGACTTGCAAGAACCCGGGCGCTCTTTCTCTTGCGAGAACGTCCAGAATGACGTGCAAGGTACCTCCTCCCAATATTATCCGAGGAAGAACTGGAAGTTCAAGTTCAAGGCCGATATCACCTACACGGAGAGCGGAAGGACATCGCCCACATACGCATTACGGGCGGATAGTATCCCCGTGAACGCCTTTTGCGTGAAAGCGGATTTCGCCGAGTCTTCCGGTACGCACAACACGGGTATGGCCAAGGTCATCAATTCCCTATTGATAGAGATGGGGCTTACCACCCCGCCCCAAAAGACAAACAAGGAGGTCCGCACAACGGTAGACGGCTACCCGATAGCCATCTTCCACCGTGAGACGGCCAGTGATACGCTCGAGTTTGTGGGTAAGTATAATTTCAACAACGACAAGTCCACCGCCGAGACCTTTGGGTTTTCTGATGGCGATGAGAGCTGGGAATTCTCGAACAACACCTCCGATCGTTGCCTCTTCAAGTCCGCCGATTTCTCCGGGACGGACTGGATGAACGACTTCGAGTCCCGCTATCCGGACGATGACGCTATCAACGCCGAGTACGAGGCGGGCACCCGCAAGCCGGAGAAGCTCATGGTCGTTACCTCGTGGGTCGTATCCACCAAGGATAACTTGGATAAATTCAATAACGAGGTTCGGAATCATTTCAACCTTGATAACTTGATCGCCTACTACCTTATCACCGAGTTGTTCGGTATGGTGGACCAGCGGGCGAAGAACATGTTCCTTACCTATTTCCACGAGGAGGGGAAATGGATCTTTATCTTCTATGATAACGACACCTGTTTCGGTCTGAACAACGAGGGATTGATCGCTTTCGGATACAATATAGAGTATCACGACAAGATAGGTACGCTAAACGTCTGGAACGGTGAGAGTAGCGTGTTGTGGAACAACCTTGAGAAATGTTTCCCTTCCGAGATCGAGGCGATGTACAAGGATATCCGTACCCGTGGATTGCTCTCGTACGACTTGATCATGTCCGTGTTGAACGGCGAGCAATCGGACAAATGGTGCGAGGCGATCTACAACGCCGACGGTCGTTTCAAATATATTGACCCGCTGATAGAGGAGGGCAATGGCTCTTACCTGTACGCCGCCCAAGGCTCCCGTATCGAGAACCGTAAGTGGTGGACGTATAACCGCTTCCTTTATATAGACAGTAAGTATACGGCGGGCAGTTTCCTCTCGGATTTCGCGACCTTGCGTCTCTATACGCCCCGGGAATGGACGGGCGTGTCCCCGTCGGCCAACATGACGATCATCCCGTACGCCGACCAGTATACGCGTGTCAAGTACGGATCCTACATGGTGGGGCAGCGAACCTACAAGGACGTACCGGTATTGATCGAGGCCCCCGACATCGTGTTCAACGACACCGAGACGATCATCTATGGCGCGAGCCGGGTAAAGTCACTGGGGGATATGTCCGGGTTGTACGCCGGTACGATCGACGTGTCCAAGGCTACCCGCCTCTCTGAGCTGTTGATCGGTAGCGGCGTGTCGGGCTATCAGAACACGAACCTTACCGTGCTCTCGATCGGCACGAACAACATGCTCCGCAAGCTGGACATCCGCAACTGCCCAAATTTGAGGCAGGCGGTGGATATCTCCGGATGCGAGAACATGGAGGAGGTCTACGCCCAAGGCACGTCCATCACCTCCGTGGTGTTGCCTGCCGCCGGTATCCTCTCCAAACTGTATCTCCCGGCTACCCTCACGGGCTTAACCCTCCGTAACCAATCCAAGCTTACGGACGCTTATTTCGAGATAGCTGGGGTGGAGAGGCTTACGACGATCGTTTGCGAGAATACGGGAATAAACGTGTTCTATCTCATATCCCGCTGTCTGGGCATCAAGAACCCGGTGTTGAACCGTGTGCGTCTTATCGACATCAACGCCTCCGCCCCGAACCTGAACGACCTTTACAAGTTAATAAAGATCGGCGGTATCGACGAGAACGGCAATAACGTACAGACCGCCGTCATAACGGGCAAATTCCACGCCATATCCGCTACCAGCGATAAGCTAGCCAAGTGCCGGGCGGCTTTTCCGGAGCTGGAGATCACCTACACGACCCTCTTGCCACCGACTATCACGACATTCGTGTTCCGATCCTCCCAATCCAAGACGATTATCAACGCCGTGTTCGAATGCGGGGATTATGAGTACGAGAAGGTGAACGAGTACACCTACAAGGTGACGGCGGACGATGATTCCGTGATCCCCATCGTTTTCAAGTGCGACAACCACAAGGATTTCACCGCCGATTATCTCGTGTCCGGAACCCGTACGCAGGACTATACGATCACATACATCCCCTTGCGTACCATCCGGGTAAAGGTCTACGGCCAATCCGTCTATCTGTCCGGAGCTATGATCACTACCGATATCAAAAGCTACACGACCGACGCGAACGGATACGTCTATATCCGTGGTGGCGAGGCGATGAAAGGAACCGTATCCGCGCTGGGCTACGGAAGCAACACGTTTGATTTCCCAGCTATCACGAATGACACGAGCCATACGCTGGAGGTGTATGCGGTGGTGGATGTGAAGTTTGTGGTGAAGGGGCAGTTCGGGGCGATCGTTACGGGGGCTACCGTGACTTGTGATGGCAAGTCGAAGGAGACCAACCTTTACGGCGAGTGTATCCTGCAACTGGCGAAGGGCTCGTACGATTACGAGGTGACCCATCCGGATCATTACGATACCAAGGGAACGGTGAACGTTGGCACGTCCGCCATGAGCGTGAACGTGAAGATGAACATCAACCCCATCTCCATGAAGCCCGAGGAGAACGGCAACATACAGATGATGCTAACGGGCCCCTCCTGCTCGATAAGCATCAACTCCCCTACGGCCGATTACGTGATAGACTGGGGCGACGGTATGACGGAAAACGCTTCGGGTACTGGCTCCAAGTCTTATCCCCACACCTATGCGGATAGCGGGCTTTATCAAGTGGAGATAAGGAATTGCGGGGATGTCACTTCCTGCATGGCCTCTACCTCTTGCTTGGTGGCGTATTGGAGCATTGGTGGGAGTAAGGTTTATAATATTACTTTTAGTGGATGCTCCAAGTTGATTTACTTTGGCAAGGATGTGTTTAAGAATGATACGAATAGAACTAATGTTTCAGGCTTGCTGTATAACTGCCAATCACTCACCTCGGTTGACTTGACCCCTCTTGCGTCGTGGGTGAAGGTTACGAGTTGCAATACCTTGCTGTATAACTGCCAATCACTCACCTCGGTTGACTTGACCCCTCTTGCGTCGTGGGTGAAGGTTACGAGTTGCCACTCCTTGC